GAACAGGACGCGCTATCACCCACAGCGATGGAGAATGCCTACGAGTGGTACACATCGGGTCCTCGACAGCGTTTACAACCGGGAGGCAAGATCGTGTTGGTCATGACCCGTTGGACGACGAAAGATCTGACAGGTATGTTGGTCAAGAACCAATCGGAACCGAAGGCTGACCAGTGGCACGTGGTCGAGTTTCCGGCGATCATGGACCACGGATCAAAGGACGCCAAACCCGTGTGGCCGGAATATTGGAAGTTAGACGAATTAGAAAAGGTGCAAGCAACACTGCCCACGGGCAAGTGGAACGCGCAGTGGATGCAGAACCCGACGGCAGAGGAAGGTGCAATATTAAAACGTGAGTGGTGGCGAACGTATACCGACGAGGACATACCGCAACTGCATCACGTCATACAATCTTACGACACGGCATTTTTAAAAAAAGAAACAGCCGATTACAGCGCGATAACCACGTGGGGTATTTTTTACCCCGACGAGGATAGTGGTGCCAATCTCATACTGCTCGATGCTATCAAGGGACGTTACGAGTTTCCGGAACTAAGACGTTTGGCGTTGGAACAGTATCAATACTGGAAGCCCGAAACGGTGATTGTCGAGGCAAAAGCATCGGGATTGCCACTAACTTACGAACTTAGAAAGATGGATATACCGGTGGTAAACTTTACACCATCAAAAGGAAACGACAAGCACGCTCGTGTAAATGCTGTTGCACCTCTGTTCGAATCTGGTATGATATGGAGTCCTGAGCAAAAATTTGCTGAGGAAGTCATTGAAGAGTGCGCGGCATTCCCATATGGCGATCATGATGACCTTGTGGATTCTACGACACAAGCGATTATGCGATTCAGGCAGGGCGGTCTGATCGATCACCCTGAAGACTACGTGGATGAAAAGGCAGAGAAACCGAAAAGGAATTATTATTAATGGCAAACAAATACCACAGACAAGGTTTTTTCAAAGGTAAACTGGTTACAGAAACAGTTAAAAATATTTACAAATTAGATAAGACTGGCAAAAAAGATGAACTCATAGAGTCTATGAACAAGAGACTTAAAAAAGAAAGAGTGAATAGAAAAACAGAACAAGAACCTGACGAGCTAGAACGTTACACAGATCTTATGGCCTCTGATTTTGAGAAAAAGACAGGACCTTTTTTTGATAAGATTAGAGCTAGAGAAAAAGCCAAACGAGAAGCAGCCGAACTTAGAAAATTAAAAGGTAAAAAATAATGTTAAAAGCACTTAGAGAATTCATAGTAAGATTGTTATTAAAAGATTCACCTAAAGGTGTGATGACAACCCTACCTAACAAAGATCTTGTGGATATGAATGTGCAGATGACAGCAGAGTTTCTGATGAGAAATGGTATTGATCCAAACTCACTAAAGAATGCCAATCAGGTTGAGAATGCTATCAGGATGATAGAGAATAAACCAAAGGTTCAAGAAGGAATTACAGCTACAAAATCCGCAAAAGTATTTGATCTAGAGGGTAAAGAGATTGATCCTAAAAAAGGTATCATGGGTGGCAAACAGGTACCAGATGATGATCTACCACCACCAGGAAGTCGTGGCGGTCCTGATGATATCGCAGCGCCAGTACAGTCCTCAGAAGAGACTATAAAAAATATGATCGAAGCAGAAAACAAAAAGAATGTTGGTAAGATGAGAAATAGAAAAATGGTTGAGAATGCGATTGATAATGTATCACCAGGATTTGTAAAAGGAGATAGAAAATATAATGCGCAACTTGTTGCAGAAGATTTAGCAGAAAAAAAATTTGGTAAAGAGTTTTATGATTTAGATCAAAAACAACAGATAGATCTTTACGATGAAGCACTTAAAGGATTATCAGAAGACTTCGCACAAGGTGGACGTGCAGGTTTTAAAATAGGTGGTATAGACAAAGCACGTAGAGCATTTTTAAAAACTGTGGGAGCGGTTGGTGCAGGTATCGGTGCACTCAAGACAGGATTGTTAAGTATTGGTAAAGGTGCAGATGCTGTCAAGAATATCCCACCGATAAAAACACCGATAACAAAATTAGAAAACACAACAACCGAGATGCCAGAGTGGTTTCCATCATTTGTAAATAAATTTAGAAATGAAGGAAAAGCAGAGAATGTATTTCAGACAAAAAAAGTAGAGGTTAGTAAGGCGGAATATGATAAGGCGATAGCAGAGGGCAAAGGTGAGAACTATCGTACTGATGTCGCTAGAACACCAGAGTACAAAGCAAATAATCCTGATCACATGGACTATTTTAAATACGTAGATACTGATGAGAGATTATATACAAAGTATACAAATGAAAAATTACCTAACGTTCAGATCGATGATGTAGATGGTCAGATCGATGTTATTTTTGAAAATGAATATTCTCAACCGGTTATAATTAATTACACAAAACCAGGTTCAAAGGGTCCTGACGTGGGCAGACCTGATATGGTTATGGATGGTTCTGCAAAACAAGAAATAAAACCAAAAGGAGATTTTTCTGCTGTTGATAATGAGGTATACGCGACAGATCCTGATGGAGGTTCTGAGGCGGTAGAATATGTTGCTGACACACTCGACGAAATGTTAGAAGGCACAACTCGTACAATGGAAGAATATGCAACTGGTAAAAAAACAAAAATGTCTTCCGGAGAATTTAGAATAGGACAAGCCGAAGCTAGAGCAGAACAAGCAGCAGAAGAAGCAGCAGAGGCAGCCGATGATTTTGCATCAGGCGGTATCGCAAGAATGTTAGGAGAATAATGACTCCAAAAGAATACAAAGAGATGATGGCATACCTGACTCGATCAGGCATTAAAGATCAGGTTAAGTTTGCGTCAGATATTGGAAAACCAGTAGATAAATTTGAAGTTCAACAGATAAAATTATTTAACGAGTTTAATACTCGTAATCCAAGAACAGGAAAAGCAGGCGGTGGTATGTTGGTGCAACCAGGTTTTGGTGGTGTGAGGCAGGGGTATGCTGCACCATTAAATCTTAAGCGTAACATAGAACAAATTAAAAAAACAAAAAACCCAGAGTTAAAAAATAAATTTGGTTTTAGAACAATGTACGATATTCCTGAAGGAACTCCTGGTTATTTAGGAAAAGCTGGAGAGAGAGCAGTTTTTAATACTAAAGCTGATGCTGAAAGATTTGTAAAAGAAGACTTTCCAAAAATTGTATCTCCCTCTAGAACAGATGAAACTAACAAAACTAAAATTAAAGAACTTTTTAAAAAGGGAAAAACTAATCAACAAGTAGCTACTGCATTAAAAACTAATGTAACCACAGTTAAAAGAATTAAAAAAGATTTAGGTTTAGACGTAGTTAAAAAAAAACAATTAGAAGGTATAAAACAAAAATTTCTTAAATTAAAAGACTTAGCTGAAGAAACCAACAAAGGTTTTAAATATGTTCAAATGAAAGATCTACTAGAACAAGTAGGATTAAGAGGTAACTATAGTCCAAGTGATGTAAAAAATTTTACAAAATATAATATTCCAAAGCTAGAATCTGCTCAAGACAAAGTAAGAAAAGCTTTTAAATTTTTAACTTCCAATCCAAATAAACCAGTAGAGGAACTTTTTAGTTTTAATTCTCAAATAGCAAAACTTACAGGTACAAATCAAAATACGGTATCTACAATTTTAAGTGATTTACCAGAATATCAAGAGTTTAAACCGATTATGAATAAATTAATTATACCTGCGTCTAGAGCAAGACTTACTGGTAAAGATATGGTGTTAGCTGATCTTATAGAAGAAGTTGAAAATGTAAGACCAACAGGAGGCGGTGATATTCTTAGAAGTGCAAGAAACACTCCAGAATATTTTATAATGGAAAATGCTAAAAGACACGTAAATCAAGGAGGCACTAAAGTTATATTTACTAGAATGCCAGGAGATTTAGATGACACAGGAAAACTAATAAGCACAACTGATGCTGAATTTATATACAAAGGAAAAAAATATACCTATGATGATTTATTAAGAACAGGTAGAAAAAATTTTTCCGAAGTTTATAAAGTTTTTGATGATTTAGATGAATTGTTAGACAAACCAGTAATTCATCCTCTAACAAAACAAAAAATTAATTTTTCAACTTTAATGAAAGAAGCTTACAACAAAGGTGCAGGATATGGATATGACAGAATACCATATGCGATTGACCATTTTAAACAGGTTAAAGAAGAACCATTTACTAATTTAAGAGTTACTTCAGCAAGATTAAATTCTTCTGCAGGAGTTATAAAACAAAAAGAATTTCAAGCAAAACAAGGAGCCTTTGGAGAGGAAAAAACAAAACTGTATTCTCCTGAAAACGTTAAAAAAAATTTAAAAAAAATGGGTTATGATTTTACTAAAGATATTAATAAACTTTTTGAAGATGAAATAAAACTAGCTAATGATATTTTAGTAAAAAAAAGAGTTTTAAAAAAACCTATTCAAATAGCTCAAGAGTATCAATTAATCGAAGGTCAAAGATTAAAATCACCATCAGGAAGTGGTGCTGTAACATTAGGTGCTTTAGATGTGCCTTCAATGTTTAAGAGATTAAGTCCAGCTACTAGAAAGTTAGTCAGTGGTTTTGGTGGTGCTATATTGCCAGAGGTTTTCTTTTATCAGCTTGATAAAAGAAATAGAATGTCAAAAGGACAGTCTGAAAAAGAGGCTGCAGCTGGTGCATTAGAATCTGGAACATTAGGGGCTTATGATAACAAAGCTTACATGGAGGGATTAAAAGAAACTGCTAAGTCTATGGGTGTGGATTCTAATTCTTTTGATTCTGCCTATCAGCTTAATTTATTAACAAAAAATTACGAACAAAATAATTTTAATTATGAAAGACAATATTTAAATTTACTTGAGGCAGGAGAGGAAAAAAGAGCAGAGGATCTTAAAAAAAATTTTGATAGATATACAAAAGAAACACAAAACAAATATGCTTTGTTATCTAATAATATTTCAGATAATGTGATGAACACTGTTGGTGCCTCACCTCTTATAATGAAAGAGGGAAGAGAAAATATTACACAACAACAATTTGAAAAACCATTTTTTGATATGCAGGATGCTGCTATGGAAAAATTAAAAAGAGAAAAACAAAAAGCATTTCCAACACAAAGTAGACAGGTGGATACTGCGGCTGGGAGTGTAGGAGAGGGTTTTTATAAAGCTTTTGATTCTTTAACACAGGGAGCTAAAAATTTATTACAAGGTAGAACAATACCTTTTGGTCCTGATAGACTTAGACCACTAGAATCTGAACGTGAACAAGAGGCTAGATTTTTAAAAGAGATGGATCCAAGAGAATTATTTTTATATAATAAAGCAAGAGGCATTACTTACGACCAACCAATAACCTCGGCAGATTTTGAAAATCTAAAATATGAAAATCCTGGTTTATTTGCAGGCGGTGGTATCGCTAAATTAGCTGGTGTATCATCAGGCCCACCACCAGAATCAGGACCAAACTCACAAGGGTTGCAAGGTCTAATGAAACGTGTTAGGAATAGATAGGAGTATTAAATGGCAGAAATAGACAAAGGGCTCCCGAACACTAGAAACAAAGAAGAGATCCCCTCAGAGCAGGAGATCCAAGATGTTGCTGTTCAGGAACCAGTAGAGGAAAAAGGACCGATCGAGGTCATACCCGAAGAGGATGGTGGCGTAACATTAGACTACGAGCCAGGTGCGATCAACGTACCAGGGACAGAATCACACTTTGATAATCTAGCAGAACTTTTACCAGACGATGTATTAGAACCAATCGGTAACGAGATGACTCAAAACTACATGGACTACAAAAGTTCTAGAAAAGATTGGGAGCAAGGATACATACAAGGATTAGATCTTTTAGGGTTTAAATACGAAAACAGAACAGAACCATTTCAAGGAGCTTCAGGTGCAACACACCCTGTGATGGCAGAAGCCGTTACACAGTTTCAAGCACAAGCATACAAAGAATTACTACCAAGTGACGGACCGGTCAGAACACAGATTATCGGTGTAAAAAATCCTGCAACAGAACAGCAGGCACAACGTGTAAAAGATTTCATGAATTATTTGGTTATGGATCAAATGAAAGAATATGAAGCTGAGTTTGATTCTATGTTGTTTCATCTACCACTGGCTGGATCAACATTTAAAAAAGTTTACTATGATGTAAACCTGGGACGAGCTGTATCGAAGTTTGTACCAGCAGATGAATTAATC